AATATTATACGAGGGCCGCTTTGTAAATTCAAAATAAAGTTATTGGTGTCTCTCAAAATTACCAAAATTGCCATTTAGTGTCTCTACTATATATAGGACTCTTATACACCAATATATGTGATAAATGGAGAGACACCATTAGACAGGTCAGCATGCCTTCTCTAAATAAATTCAGAATAAATGCCAAAAACTATTTTCTCACATATCCTCAGTGCTCTCTGAGCAAGGAAGAAACCCTCTCTCAATTGAAGGAACTACAAACCCCAACCTCAAAAAAATATATCAAAATCTGCAGGGAGTTACACGAAGATGGGAGCCCTCATCTCCATGTGCTCATTCAATTCGAAGGGAAATTCCAGTGCAAAAATAACAGATTCTTCGACCTGGTTTCCCCAACCAGATCAGCACATTTCCATCCAAATGTTCAGGGAGCTAAATCAAGCTCCGACGTCAAGTCCTATTTGGAGAAGGACGGAGATACAATTGAATGGGGAGAATTCCAGGTTGATGGAAGATCTGCTAGAGGCGGACAACAATCCGCCAATGACGCATACGCAAAGGCAATTAACTGCGGAAGTAAGTCGGAGGCTCTTGCAGTCCTTAAGGAATTAGCTCCAAAGGACTATGTACTGCAGTACCACAACCTAAATGCTAATTTGGACCGGATATTTGCCCCAATCCAAGAATTATTTGTTAATCCTTACGAATTGTCGTCTTTCAATCAAGTTCCAAAAGAACTTGCCTCCTGGGCTGAGAAAAATGTATGTGATGCCGCTGCGCGGCCGTGGAGACCCATAGGAATGGTGATTGAAGGTGAATCTAGAACCGGCAAAACAATGTGGGCCAGATCATTGGGCCCTCATAATTATTTGTGTGGACATCTAGACCTTAGCCCAAAAGTGTACAGCAATGATGCTTGGTATAACGTCATTGATGACGTAGATCCGCATTATCTAAAGCACTTAAAAGAATTCATGGGGGCCCAGAGGGACTGGCAAAGCAATACAAAGTACGGTAAACCAATTCAAATTAAAGGTGGAATTCCCACTATCTTCCTCTGCAATCCTGGTCCATCTTCCTCTTTTAAGGAGTTTTTGGACGAACCAAAAAATGAGGCATTAAAAAATTGGGCTTTGAAAAATGCAGAATTCGTCACCCTCCAACAGCCACTCTACAATTGTACCAGTCAAAGTACAACATAAAATTGCAAAGAAAAAAATACCAAGAAGACGCAGAGTAGACTTAGATTGTGGCTGTTCGTATTACGTAAACATTAATTGTCACAAATATGGATTTACGCACAGGGGAAACCATTACTGCAGCTCAAGCGCAGAATGGCGTGTATATATGGGAAGTTCCAAATCCCCTGTATTTCAAGGTGCTGAAGCACAACAGCAAACCATTCAACGACAACAACGACTATTTGGAGATACAGATCCAATTCAACCACAACCTCAGGAAGGCGTTGGGGATTCACAAGTGTTTCCTGATCTTCAGAATATGGACTCCTTTACAACCTCAGACCTGGCATTTCTTAAGAGTATTTAAAAATCAATGTATGAAATATTTGAATAACTTAGGTATAGTTTCAATTAACAATGTAATACGCGCAGCTGATTATGTATTGTGGGATGTATTGGAAAATACAAGTTATGTAGACCAATGTCATATAATAAAATTCAACATTTATTAATTAGTTACATTGTCATAAAAATAAATTCTAATCTTAAGTGTTGCATACACAGGATTAGAGGCATGAGTACATGCCATATACAATAGCAAAGCATTCTCAGTATGATTTTCATACTTAGCAGCTTCTTGGTGATTGTACACCACATAATTATTAACTCTAAAAAACTTCTTAATAACTGCTTGTTCCTTGCTGGCATATTGACCACCAGTTAATGATGCTGAGAAACGATGAAGCACTTGCACACGATCTCTAAGATCGTTCTTTATTGTTGCAGTACTGGGCTCGTTGTCATACATGTTGAATAACTCTCCAAATCCATATGGGGTAGTAACAGGTCTTCTGTCGCGAACAAGCCAAAACATAACAGTGTTGGTGTGATTCTTCAATTTAATATTCTCATCCATCCAGATTTTGCCCATAACATAAACAGACTTAACGCAAAATCTTTTACCTATTCTATGAGTAATACCATTGCCTCTAGTAACATCAGACACACACAACACCTTGCCGGTGTGTGTTATATCATGTCTCTGCTCAAAGGACTGAACCTTACAAGGACCCTCACAACCCCGTGGAACATCACTGCTCCTTCGCCACCGATAAAACCGTGGCTTCGTGTACATAGGACGGTTTTTCCAAGCTCTTCGTTTGTACGACATGCCTGGGGCAGTGGGGGCAGAGGCAGGGAGACTGTACTGACTCCCGAAGTTTAACCTCCGGCGTGTTATAGACATTGGCAACGACGTCACTGTATCTATTGAACGCTTCGGCATAATTTCTACTCCGCAAGATGCAGATGAAATCCTTCAAGAATTCACTCCCAAGAGTATCAGGAGAATACTTACTCTGTAAGCTTTGAAGATACTTGATTGCAAGCATACATCTAAAGCCGTGCAAACTCTCTGGAAAAGGATGTAGCAATGGATCCCACATGTTTTCCATTAGCTGTAAGTATGACTGCTTTTGTAGTGCGGTACGCACTTAAATAGCTTTCAATCTGAAAGCTGATTGGTCAGCAGTACATGTGGGACCAGACTCCAAAACCCCGCGGCCCTCGGT